ATAAATAATCAATATGGACAATCCACATAATAATAAAATGTCATCTGGTGAAATTACTGTACCAGCCAGTTCATTTCAACAAAGAACTGATATGAATATTCAACCTACTCCAGTAAATGTGGCTGTGGGTGGGCTTCCTCAGCACTGGTTGAATACAGCGCCGTATTCTAAGCGAGATATGACAACTAATTCGACTCCATCCAGAATCGGCTCAAATCCTAGAGTTTATAAAGTCCTACGATTTAACGAGTATATGGAATCTAATAAATAATAAAAAGTAACTACTATGAGTAACAAAATTTTAAACTTCGACGATTTTCATAAAGGGTCTAACTTAAGCGATCCCAAGAAACATGCAACGGCCTCAAAACCTGATCAAGTTAAGAAAGAAAAAACAATTGATCAAGTTAAGAGTGCTGATCTATCTCAAGTTAAGGTAACTGAGCCTGATTACACGAAAGTATCTAAAACTCCTATTCAAGAGAGCTCAGCTGATACTCAAGCACAGATCGATATAATTAATCAGACCAAAGCACTTAGGGACCAAGTCGCAGCTGCTGCAACTGATGCAGAAAAGATTCAGCTATTGACTAAAATCAAGCAGATTGAACAACAAGCTGAGCAGAAAGCAAAGGCTACTAAGACTGCATAAAATTACTTAACGAAATGACGTTAGACGAGTTAATATTAGACATCCAGGATGAATTAACGTTTGCAAAAGCGCTACCTTATTCTATTCCAGAACCAGAGATTAAACGTATCATCACTAATTCTGAGAGATATTTTTATGATAACTGGAAACATGCAGTTGAACCGCGATATTTACTGATTCCTCAAGAAGTTTTTACGTCTACTGGATTTAAGCAGCACAGAACGATTCAGTTACCTGAGTGCGTAGGTTTCGTTCATGATGTTAAGCAGCCCAATTCTTCAGGCTCAATGTTTGGAACAATGGATGCGGATTTTGCGGATAATAAGTTCATTGGGTCAGAGGTATTTTTAACACCATTCATTGGGGAATCTATTATGTACAGAACGATTATCTTCTCGTTTCTTGACCTAGTTAAAGGCTTTACCATTGACACTTTTGCATACGACTACAATAAGAATACTCGAAAACTAACAATACTCGGAAGAACCCCTAGACAAAACGGTATTGTTCTAACGATCGCTAAGAAAATCCCAGCTGATGATCTGTATAATGATGAATTGTTTCAAAGATACGTAAGAGCAAAGGCTAAATTGAGACTTGGTGATCTGTTAACGACATTCGATTATAATCTTCCAGGCGGAATCAAACCTAACTACACAAATCTAGTCACTAAAGCTGAAAATGAGCTTACTCAAGTACTTGAAATGATGAAAGGCGAAAATACTCCAGACTTCTTGTACTTTGCAAGATGGTAATTAAGACATGGCAACACAACCAGTAGGAAAAGACCTATACTTACGAGCACCAGGCGATCCAAACTACCAAGAAGGTATTTATGAATCAAATGACTCAATTGAAAATGCTCTTCAACAAATTAGAATGACGCTACTTACTAGAGCAGGTGAAGTTCTTGGGGAAGATATTGGATTCAATGCCGAAAAGTATCTTTTTGAATTTGAGCAATCAGACATTAGCGCTATGGAAAAGGAGGCAAACGATCAAATTAATGAATATGTTTTATTCAGTCGACCTTACTCAATTGCAGCTAATGCATTTAAAATGGACGATATATCTGATCCATATAAAGTAGGATTAGGCTTGGACATTAAGATAGACGGACAGTCTGCGTTTGCTACAATGTTTGACCTTTAAGCCAATCTTCTAATTTAATTAACGGGTTCCAATCAAGATACGATTTAGCGGCAGTGACGTCAGCTAAACTAATCTTCGGCTCTAATCTAAAACCTACATTTACCGTTTTTCCGCCAACCATTTCAGCGATTTGATTTACGCTGATATTTTCTCCACTTCCTATATTAATAATTCGGTGATACTTATCTGAAGCGTTAGCGAGCGCATTGTATGCTGGTGAGTGTAATGCAGCAATATTTGCTCTAACTACATCTGATACGTGAATAAAATCTCTTCGCTGTTCTCCGTCATTTGTGATTGGTAAAGGTTTGCCAGCCTTAGCTTTTTCTAAAAATATTGGAATGACTGAGCGGTATGAACTGTCAGGATTTGAATTTGGACCGTAAACATTGAAATATCTAAGGCACGTCGTTTTTATTCTGTAAATTGAAGAATATAATTTGCAATAATTTTCCCCAATCTGTTTAGTTAACGCATAGGTTGAAATTGGATCAAGCGGTACAGATTCATTAGTTGGAAATAACTCAGTGTTTCCGTATACTGCACTAGTTGAGCTAAACACTAATTCCGATACACCAGCGATTCGACACGCTTCAAGCACGTTTGAGGTTCCTATTACATTTACTAAATTATATAGAGTAGGTGATTCTAATGACTCCTGGACAGAAGTTAATGCGGCTAAATGGAATACGCATTCTGAACCTTTAATGATGGCGGCGATCTTCTTGGGATCCCCTGTAATATCGTAGACTCTTAGGTCAATCGCTAAGTTTTTAATGTTGCTTTTCTTACCGGTCGATAGATTATCGATTACGGTTACTCGGAACCCTTGCTCTACGAGTGATTTAACAAGGTGAGATCCGATAAATCCGGCCCCACCTATTACTGTTACTTTACGATTCATGTATACCTAAAATTAAAGTTGTCCTGGTGTTCCTACTTCAGATGAGGTTTCTCCACCAGCCGGTTCTTCTCCAGCTGGGGCAGCAGGCGCTCCACCAGCAGCAGCGGCTCCACCAGCAGCGGCGCCACCGTCAGCTTTAGCATCATTGTCTTGAGTTGCTTGGTAGCTTCGGTTTTTAGCAATATCCTCGTCACTTAATTTCAAGTATTCTTTAATTAAGTATTCGGTTGAGAAGTAAGGTTTAGCATCATCATTCACTACCGCTTTCATTGCATTAAGGGTAGCAAGACGTTTATTAAGTAATTCCTGAGTTTTAATCTCCTCGAATACATTATCATTGTGCCATAGCATACCTACTGCATTTGAGAAACGGTGATCCGTTTTTAAATCCTTAATATCTAAGCACATTTGCAAATACAGAGGTTTGGTGATTAACTCTTTGAAGGCTGATCTTAATCTCTTGATGAATTTATTGTAGCGAATCTCCTCTCTTGAAATACCTTCCGCATTCATAGTGTATGCACCTTGACCTTCTGACCAACGTGAATATGGAAGTTTAGAGTCAAGCTTTAGTTTATCTTGAAAGTATTTTAATAATTCAGAGCCTGATAAATTTGGGCCTGGATATTCAAGTGCTTCAATATCGATTTTCTCGCCTCTATCGTTTACTGGAAGAACGTAGTTTTTATAGAAAAGAATATTAGGTTTTCCATCAACCATTAATTCTCCAGAGCTACCATCGAATGTTATATCTTCTTTTAAGGTATTGGTAAACTCACGAACATCTTCTTTGGCTTTTTGCATTGATTTTGTTCCAACTGGTACGCTTGTTTTTAAACGAATTGGCGCATTCATTGTATGCCAAATAATCTTAGAGTGTTCAATTAAACGAAGTAGGTTAAATGAACGAAGTAGTCTCTCTACGAAACTAACTCGCTTGGTTCTAAATTCATTTGAATATGAAATGTAGATAATTTGTGAATCAGTTAAGGTACGATTCATCTTATTAATGGGATCACGTTGAGACCATTGCAGATAAATTTTTCCGCCTGAATCTTTTTTTACTTCAGGATAAAGAGTAGATGGATCTAATTCCTTAAATCCAATAATATCTTTTGGATTTGAGATATTGTCGTAAATGATTTCAAATGCCAAGTGACCTTCAATTAACCATTGGTAAAAGTACTGCCATGCTGAAATTCCTCTGTCGAAACTCCATGCACTATAGATCTTTGCAAAATTTTCTTGGTACTTCTCAATTACTTTTTCTTGATAGTTAAGACGTTGGTCTTTATTCTTTCCTCGGTAATTAATTTCTCCAACTAGGTCATTTGGATAACAGAATCGATTATCTTCATCGTATACAATTGCATCATCTGCAATAGTTTCAATAACGAATTCAATTTCGCCATTTGATGCAAGATCCCTAAGTCTCTCTCTTTTCTGAACATAGTCTAATTGAAAGAACGCGATTGACTTGTTCTTTAATGAGGATGTCGTATCGGATAGAGCAAGAGTAGCCTTCATCAGATCATCTCCCATTGCGTTGTTGAAACCCGTTAACTGACCTTCAATGTAACCTATCGCTTGTGAGTTCTTCACAAGAAGGTCATCGTATTTCATACCAAATCGACTTAGTGCGGTTAAGCTTGATCTAAGCCCTTTCATTGGGTTACTGTCTAAAAATCCTGCCATTTAATTGTTTATTTTATTTCAAATAGAGAGAAACTTGATCTAGCCGATATTGTCCTGTCAGTTGAATAGTTCGCTAAGTGTAAGTTAGGAACAGTATCCCAGTCGATAAGGGTTAAGTTTCGCATCTTTTCTCTATTGTATTTATTCACCAGAAGATTGAATTTAATGTCCGGCATTCCAAGTAGGGTCTTTATAAATGTCGTATCGACCGTAAAAAATGGAGCAACTGCTCGTTCCCTGATTCGTTTATTAAATTCCATTAGGTTGCCGTCTTCAAAACAGTTAGCTAATGGAGTACTCATTTTATTTAAGTATGTCCGAATAAACCGTTTTCTTAGAGGTTGGGACATTAATTTAACATTTAGGCCCAATCCATCAGGGCTTAATGCTAGAAATATGGGGCGGTTATCATAATACGGCTTCTTTACTCGATATTTTGCAGCAAGGGCCACATCTTTTACGGAAGGATATTTAAGTAATTCGTATTCGTCCCAAGTTGGAACCTGATCTGGCCCAATTGGTTCAAGTTCAGTATGAGTATAAAAATGACCAGGAATCAGAATAGTACGGTCTCCACCACGAGTCATATTTATGAATACGTGATTTGGGTTTGGACTAAAGTCCGGGTCTGTTCCGTTTTGATAAAAGTCTTGTATAGTTTCTAATTGCGTCATTTATATCTTTTATATTGATTTGAACAGAAAGTTTTCGGTTATTATCCCAAATTTTAAACCTCTTACTGAAGCGAACTCTTTAGCTGCTTCAAATTTTGCCTGATTTACAATGTATTGCTTGGCTGCATATACATAACTTGCAGTTTGCTTGTCAGTCATTCTTGCTGGGGCAGTAGGTGGTTTGGTATACTTGTCAGGCTTTACCTCAATTAACCAAGACTGCTCCTTTCCTGAGCTATCTTTGGTTACGATATAAAAATCAACATAATATGTGTGTCCGCGTTTATCAAGAGGAGAATAGTAAGGAATTCCTACTGGTTCGCTTGAGTATTTAATAACAGTCGGGCTGTGATCACACCATTTTAGGAATTTGAATTCCCAGCTTGATCTGAATATTATTTGCGAAGTATCGCCAACGTACTTCTCAGGGAACGCTGGTTTAAAGTATCCCTGACGGATTGTTCCAGCTCGCGGTTTTAAGAAAGTCTTGATGCTCTTCTGCTCTTTCGGTTTCATATAGTTATTTATAGGTACGCCATGTCAAACACGGAATCGCTAAAATAACTATTGATCCATTCATTAAAGCTTTCAATTGAAGTATTTGAATTTCTGTCATGCATGTAACAGAAAAGGTCATTAATATCTTTGACTTTTTGTAGAGCCATCATATCTTCAGTAGAACTAAATTTTCTCTTTAGGTCACCGATTGCTTTATTCCACAAAAACACAGAGTATCCTTGCTGGATAAAATTCATCATTTGAGTCTTGCCTGCCTTATCTCGGTCAAATATAACTTGAGTAGCACCCTTTGACCCTAGATTAGAGAAAATACTTCTGGCTTTAGATGCACCAGAGGTTGCAATCGCGTTAGTTATGAACATTGAATCGAATTGACCCTCAGTCATTCTGATTGGCTTGCTGAAGTCAACGTTCAAGATATTGAAGTAGTTATTAAGAAAGTTCGCATCTTCCACCAGATCCTTCGAGAGTCCTATCTGAGAGAAGATATGAATAATATCGGAATATGACTTGATTATGTACTTACGTTCGGAATTTGGATCGAGACTTCTAATTGAGAATCCTAGTATTTTACCGGATCTTCTATCGAAATTAAAAATATAGACTTTATTATCGGATGAATCAGTATAGAGACAATCTCCGAAATCTTCAATTAAGTTGATCGCTCGGCCCTTTATGTACTGATACGCTCTAGATTCTTCTGAAACCATATCAAGTCTCTTTAACGAGAACCTATTGATTACTTCAGTTATTGTAACAAGACTTGATGTATCGGATGTTAAGAATCTAATTAATTGATTCTCTGTCTTTTTGGGTTTTGCAACTGGTGAGTATTCTGTATCTAGGATAAAGCTTGGAAGCATGATTCCATGTTCCTTACTCATTCTGGCAACAAATTCTCCCATGGTCATATATGCCATACAACCATCATTAAAACATTTATAAGCCCCAGTATCTAAATAGAGGTTACCACGCTTCTTTGAAACCTTCTTGTCCGAGTCTCCGCAAATTGGACACGCGAAATTTAGCTTACGGCCAGTCTCTCCATCAATTTTTTGTTTCTCAGGAACATCGTGGAATCTCTTACGTAATAAGGTTTCAATGAATGCGGTTATTTCCTCAATTCTCATCAGTTATAGTTACCTTCTTTACAGGTTTTGGTTTAGTTGCGTTTTTGTAAGCTTTGTCAAGATCGTATCCCATTTTGTAGTAATCCTTTCCGGTTTTAACAGCTTTTTCGTACTTGTCAGTTTGCAACCATGAACCACCAGACGGAGTATTGATTATTTCGCTCCAGCCATTCGATCTTAAGTATTCTTGCATCACTTCAACTGGAATTGCAAATGGATCTTCTACTTCAATTCCTAATTTCTTTGCTACTCGATCGCGATACTTAGTAAGTTCGTGTTTTGGAACGATTACTGTATTTAGGCCAAATTTAGAAATTGCTGAAATGTAAACTGGGAATAAATTCGCAGGTACCGGCTTGTCTGGATTACCAATGTATTCTTGGCAGCTTTCCGGAATTTCAGAATAGGCTAGAGTTTTTGAGTCAACTGCATACAGTGGGAAAGTTTCTTCGTTTGTGAATTCTTTGCTACGGCTTCTTGATTTAACAAGTTCAACTTTACGAACAAGGGCTGAAGTTAATTCCGGATAACCCATTGCAACTAATAATTTATTAATTGGCTCAATGATTAATCGGAAGAACTGTTGATCTCTATCCATAGGCACTGCGAATTCTTCTGGATAAGAGCCTGGAGCGTACGCAAAAATATCAAATTCATACTCATTCGGCGAAGCATAGTAAAATTTAATCTTTGAACCGCTTCGTATCAATGCATACTTTTGATTTTTGGTTTTCTTTATCACGTGATTGTGATATGCAGCAGCTCTACCGTAAATCGGCATTCCTTTCTCCATTACTAATGGATTTAGGCTCTTTAGGTAATCTTCGTAAACTCGAACTGAGAAGTTAAAAGCAATCTCATCGACCGTTAGCGAATTACACTCGTCTTTTAGAGCCTGTAATTTCGGAATCAAGTCTTCTTCAAGATCCAAGTTATACCCGATTCCTAAAAGATATGAATACAGCTTTTGTAAGTGCTGTCTTGCCCAAATTGGATAGGAAGCTTGAATTGCTTCAAGACCCTTAATGATTAATGATTCTTTATCAAGTAGTCGTTCGTGCTTATTATCTTTATATGATACGCTTAAGATGTATTTCTTCTTAGCGAGCCAGATTCCTGAACTAGAAAGATTTTCAAGCTCAAAATTTTGGCGATTGTCTGTGTTGAAATGAACTGCGTATTTCTCAAAAGCTTGTTCAAAATAATCCTTTAATCGGTTTCGGTTAATTGCCAAACAGAACTCAAGAGACTCTTTATTATCTAAGTCTAATCCTTCTACTGACTGAATTGCATAATCAAAACAGACATACACAGAGTCAGTATCTGTGTAAATTGCAGCTTCTTTTTCAATTTGAGAAACTTTTTTGTCTGAAATTCCTAAAATTTCATGAAGTTCAGTATCTAGGTGCCACTTGTGCTGAAAGTAGTGATTTACTGCCCGGATTGAGAATTTAATTAAATCTTGACCTTGTAGAGTAATAGATTTAGCTATTTCGTTATTATGAAAATAGAAATATCGGTTACCGAAGGCACCATAGAATGAGTTAATTAAGATTTTAATTGCATTCTGCTTTAAATCTAGTGATTTAATTTGCTGTTCTAACTGTTTTGACATATACGAGTATTGTACTTGTGAATATTCATTTGGGTTTAATTTACCAAATAAATAACTAAAAAGTTGAAAACATGGTAAACACTGATCGCTCTGTAATTAATAGAGCTTATCCATTTTTAAGCAATTTTCCATTTGATAAAGACTTTGATATTCAAATATCAACTTCTCCAGTCGCTGCTGTGATGTTCGATGACGATTTTGAAACAAGCAGATCATCAACTCCGTATGTTATCAATTTTAGACACACCGGATCTCCAATCAACGCAAGTATCTCAATTGTAAAGGATGAACTTATTTGGATCGGTGAAATTGCTGAATCCATCACAAAACTTGACAGGATAGCTAAGCGAATTGACCGAGGTATTAAAACCAAGGATCTTTTAGTAAAACGCGACATGTCTTTAGAAGCGGATGAATGGATGACTCTTGTTTCAGATCGCAAGAGCTCTCTTAGCCAGGAAACGTTTAACGAAGTGCTGGCAGGTCTAGTAGGAAATAGGTCAGTTAACCAAACTGTGACACTAATAAATAATTTGAATAAGCTTTACACTAAAACTGGTCTGGTTAAATTATCAAAGGCAGAATGTGACGTGATTTTCACGTTTCTTCATTTTAGACTGATTTATGCAAAGCTAATACTTGGCATTGTAATTGCCTCAAAAATATCAATCTAAATGGAACAATTGGATTCATTCATTGAGTATCTGTATACGGTAGAAGAGAACTTAACTCAACTAACGACAGATCAAGTAAAAAAGCTACAGTCAATTCAAACTAAAGTAAGTGAATTAGTTAATAAAATTCAAACGCCTCAACCGGCCCAGCCTCAAAGCCAACCCCAAGTTCAAGTACGATCAATGGAATTACAGTTAGCTGAAAATAAGGTTCAAAGCTTCTCAAACTACATGGAGTTAAAAGAAACAACTAAAGCAAAGAATGCTAGGTAAAAGACTCCATACATTTTCACAATTTATTCTAGAAAGAGGTGATTGGAATTACGCAAATCACTATGCTCAATACCTAAATAAGTTCACAGAAGATTCTGTTATATTGGATCTACTTAAAGACTTTGATAAACAGGTTAATGAATTGGAGGATACTTACTGGTATAATAGAGAAAGTCGAAATTTTAGAAACGACCATTATGCACTAGACATGAAAATCCACTCATACCCAGATGTACAGAAATGGGCAGCACTAAAAGGATATTCAGCTGAGGAAATTGAAGAAGATGAGTCGTCATTAGAATCAGCAATGTGGGATCAGTGGGGTAGATTCATGGAAGAGACTTACGAAGTTAATTCAGAAGACTATATGAATACGTATGACTGGTTAACTAAAGTTGGAGTAGGGGGCCAAAGCGGAGGCTGGCTATTACTAGCAATGGAGGACAGTCATTCTGACTTGGAAAGAATTCTAGAAGATAAATTCGATATGTACTTAGAAGAAGTAGCAGACGCAAATGCTGGATCAATTCAGTTACTAAAACAAATCATTGAAAATCCAGAAGAGACTGCTGAGCTCATTGAGTTTGGAATAATTGATGAAGAGACTGCTGCTAAAGCAGAGGAGATTATTGAAGCTCGAGATGAAGTTGAAAACTGGTTACGTGAAAAACTGAATGAATTGTATCAAATAGAAAGGGATCTTGATGCAATTAAAGATGATATTAATAGATTTAGACAGACTGCATTAGCTGATTTTTACGTATGGACCTCTGATTCAGAAGACTATTAATTAACGAATCTATTTAAGTCAAATTTGTGTTTTGACACAATGAATTTCTGACTCTTATAAATTTTCTCTCTAGCATGACCGTGCTTAACGATGTAGCCATTAAGATCGTCTATTAGATCGTAAATCGTTACCTTAACTTTCCCTTTTAATCCACGCATTCCCCTACCAATAGATTGACGTATTGTTACCTCAGATTTGTAACTCTCGGCCAAGATAATGTGATTAACGTTTTTTAAGTCAATTCCAGTAGAGAAAGTTCCGTATGATGCGACTAGTGTAACGCCAGGACCAGCTTCCATAATTCTTTGATATTCATCACGATCTGAGCTATCAACACCACCGTCTATGTAATAAACGTGCTCTCTCCATTCCTTAATCTTATCACAAATACGCTGGCCGTACTGATCCTTAACGTTTATGTATAGAATCAAAGTATTTCCTTCAAGTTTCTTAACGAATGCAGAAATGAAGTCAATTCTAGGTTCGTAAGAGACAATGAACGCTTTTTCAGAGTCGTACATCTCTTTACCGGACTTTCCTTCTTCTCGCAGAGCCATGTATTTCTCAACAAAAGGTTCAGTTTTAGGATATTCTAAGTAAACCATTTTAATATAGACATCAGGTGAGTAGTTATTCTCAATTAAGTGACTTGCGGATAGAGTCATACTTAATGGACCAAGAAATTCTTGAATTCTGAAGAAATCCGAATAGTCTTCTTCTATTTTAATTGTTCCGGAAAGTCCAAGTTTGTATTCGACATTAACTGACTGTATTAAAATATCCCGAACAGAGTTTCCTCTACTTGTGTGACACTCATCGATACAAACAATGCTAAATTCCTTGAAGAATTCAGGAGGTCTGTTAATTAGACTTTGGTAAGTTGAAATAACTATCTCAGATTCAGCAAATGCTTTGTCTGTGTACTTACTCTTTCCGCCGATCGTCATTACGTTAAAGCTCATCAGACCGGTATTGTAATCGTCTGTGAATTTTTCAGCAGTTTGACTAACTAGTCCAGCTCTAGGAACTACGATTAGGGCTTTTTTGCCATTTCCGGCGAGAATACCCTTTCTCTTAAGAAAGGCTAAATATAAAAAGAAAATAATTGTTTTACCAGCAGATGTTGCAAGTTCAAGAGAACAGAACTTGTATTTTAAGGCACGAAATACTGCCTCTAATTGATAGTCTCTAGCCTCAATGTTTGAACCATCCAGCATAACTGACGTAAACTTTGCAAGTTGATCCTTTGTGAAATTTAAGTTAAATAATTTCTCATAATCTTCGATATGAACCTCATACTCAAATTTCTTACTGAAATTAAATAGTTCTTTCCAAAGGCCGACTCCGATTTTGTGAGCGCCGGTTTCTTTATCGACTACAACAAAATGGTCGTATCCGTCCCATAACTTTCGTTTATATAGACGATTAAAAAGATAGCCTTTTTGCCTCTTTTTAAAATAGAATTGAAGATCTTTGAGTTCGCCCTTTGTGTCATGGCTTACAAGTACAAGAAATTGTCGATCGTTTGATAATTTAAAGGTTAACAAGCATTTAAAATATTTTTAATGCCCGTCTAGGAGCTTTTGTACGTCTAATCTGGTTTTAATACCAAATAGAACTGCGTCAATTGTTTTAATGGAATCTGAGTAAAAAGTTATCTGATTTTCAACCTGTTCGATCTTTTCTTTAAGCGAGGCGGTCTTTCCATCAACTATTGTATTCTTTTCATTAGCGCCATACCTCATTTGATGATTCTTTGATGCATCGATCCACTCTTCACCCTTCTTTTCACGGAAAGTCTTCTTAAGTTGAGTAAAGTGCTCAATAAGAGTGTGATTCTCCTCAAGCATTCTCTGCCTTAAGCTAAGAAATGTCACTTGAGCCTCAGGAATCTTACGAATGTGCTCGAGAAGTTTGATTCCTACATAGATTTCGCCAGAGAACGATTCTCGTTTCTCTCTAAAAACTTCAGCAATAGTTCTTTTTGGGGTAGTTTCTTCCATACCTATATTTTATCAAAAACTTGCAGTAAGTTTTAACTGATAAAGCAATAATATAGACTTTCGATTTGATAGAAGTCACTATTGAACTCTTGAATTATATTACTTGAGTAAATTGAATCCCCAAGTTCATGATGATCACCGTTTGTGTAGAAGACAGAGACGCCTCCATCGTAAAGGCATACAACTGAGTCTAATTTATAGTGCTGAATTGACCCTCTAACCATCTCCTTGAATTGCTCATGAGATACGTCAGAACCCTCATTAGTAACAAAGATACTAGGAAATGATCTCTTGATCCGGTGGCCGCTATTTTCTATTGAATTTAGTATTTGTAGCACATAAGGCAGCTTGCCATAGTCATCTAGGTCTTTTAGGACTTGATTGTACTGTTTTGAATTAGTAAAGTTATAAATTACGAAAGGTTTTTGCGCCTGCACACAGTCTCTAACCAATTGATAATGGTTTCCATCGTATTCTCTTGTTTTTCTTAGCGATCTGTTCATAATTTAGTATATTAGATAAAACTACTAGGTTATTTATCAGTAAAATACTCTATGGAAAATCATATTCATATTAACATATTCGACTTTGACGAAACTCTCTTTAGAGTGCCAGGTTACACATGCAAAGAAGCAAAGGGAATTACGCCCTACGACTGGTTTGACTCGCCTGAGTCTTTATCACCGGAGTTCAACATTCGAGCAATCTTAAATACTTGCGAGCAAACTCAAGCGCAACCAGACGTTCTTAGTTTTTTAATAACTCACCGAGTTAAAGCCTGTCAAGAAAGAGTTCTTGAAATACTTAGAGATAATGGCGGAATCTTATTCGATAAAACGTTCTTTCTTGGAAGAGAATCTGCTAAGGCTGAGGTTGCCCTTAAATTGATTAGAACTCACGAAGCTAATTCAATCACAATATTTGAAGATTCACTATGGGAAATCATTAAGTACACAGAAGCATTCTTGGATGCAGGCTTAATGATTGATATTGAATTCATCTTTGTTGATAAGAGTCGAGTAATTACAATCGCATGGGAAACCGCTAGGTCCATTGCTGAACTATCTCAAATTGAAAAATTAAGCATACAATGATATTATTCGTAGAAGGCGCCAGGCACTGTGGCAAAACATTTTTAATTAATCAATTTATCGAGAAGGCAAATGATCCAAGAATTGAGTACTACAAATTCTATTTCGCAGATCATATTAAAACGTTAGGATTAGTTGGATTAGACACTGATCCAAGTCTTCATTATTTTAGCTTGGGAAATATCATGACCATTATGGAAATGAATCTTAGACCTGAATATTCAGATAAAATTTGGATATTTGATCGAGCTATCATATCTGCATACACTTGGGCAATCTTAAGAAAAAGATTAACTCGAACTAAAGCTGAGCTTGAATTCTTAACTCTATTGAAAACTAATTTATATGCAAATTCAAAAACGTTAGTAGTTTCAGTTGCAGGTCAAACTGGTGATTCTAGCAGAGTTAAAGATACTTGGGATGGAGCACATTCTACACTAGAAGAACAGCAACTAATGGCTCATCTAATTGAGCTTGGTGTAAAAGATCTTGTAAATTCAGAAAAAAATAACAAACTAAGCATCGTTTTTAATAAGTTTGATGAAGATTCGGTTAATTCATTTAATGCCGAGTGTTATACATTATTAGGAATAGAGCCTAATAAATAACAGATATGGCAGGATTATCACACTTACGAGACGTTTATGAAAAGCGTGGAAAGGACTTCCTTGACAGTCTTTTAAATAAGACAGTTATCATCAACGAAAAAATTGACGGTGCCTATTTTGGTGCCAAGAAAGATGCACAACAGAATAACTTTAACTTCTTTAAAAAAGACAGCAAAATTGGTTACATCGACCGAGTTCTTAGTCGCTACTACGAGCCGGGCATTGGACATTTTGAGAGTCTTGGGACTGATGTAATTTCAGCAATTCCTGAAAATTACGTGTTTGGAATGGATTATACTCCGAATCGTGAAACTCCTCTAACCCTAAGTCACATTAAGGTATTGGATGAAAATTACCAATTATCTGAGATTATTCATGATTTCGGTAAATTAAACGAATGGGCTGGTAAGCTTGGAGTAAATCCTCCAGCGATTCTATTTCAAGGTAAACTTAATGACGAACAAAAGGTAAAGATACAGGAATTCCTGTTTACTCCAGCAGCTTCATTGATTGAAAAGTTCAAAACGATCTCATTCACTAAACACATTATGGCAGTATTGGATCCAACTGTTGACGAAACGGCTCAAACTAAAGAGTATGAGAGATCAATTGACGAAATTGTATTTAGATTCTTTGATGATAATAAAACAGCGAATGAAGCTTCAGTACTAGCGAAATTAGTTGATCCCGTTTTTTACGATAATGCAAAACAGCTATCGCCTGAGAAAGTTCAAAGGAAGAGTGATGATTATATTTGGATTATTGTTATTGATTTAATGAATTTTATTGAAGGCTACAGAATATCAGAGCTTAGGGAATTCGTTGAGGCTGGAGAAACTCCAGAGGAGAGATACGTTTCTCTGATAAATCGACTGTTTGCTGAGTTTATTAAAGAGTACGGCGACAAATACGGAGATCTAGATATTCAGGTCCCAGCGTTTCTACAAAAACCTGAGTTTGATATTAATTTAGACCTAATTAATGATCCATTCGTAACTACTATAATTGCAAAGAATCCTAATTATAAAGAAATTTACCGAATATTCATTAATATTTTTAGAAAAAAGAAAGTTAAAGTAAATTCAAATCTATTCACTGATGCAATGAAGACTAATTTATTAGCACAAATCGATAAACTTGGACAGGTTGCAATGGGAGATCAATTATTTGAAAACTATTTTCCTTCATTCAATGAATTTGTAGGAGACGATAAGAATCCTGGCTATTTTGAAACATACGATATCGCGCAAAATGAAGAGCGTAAAGTAAAGAAAGTTAATTTACTGATTTCAGAATTTCAACCGATCCATAAAGGACACCTAAAGAATGCAAAAATCCTTACTGAGAAAAACGGACTTCCTACTCTATTAATATGCGTACATCCTGGAAAATCAGGAAAAATCTTCCCGTTTAAGAAAGAAACTATTAATAACGCCCTATCTAAATTAACGGCAAACGAGAAACCTAATATAGCAGGTCACGTAATGGTTGGAGATGGAAATATTGAATCTATACTTAAAGCAATAAAACCTGGTTTTGAGCCAGTTAGCATCGCAGCAGAACCTAGCCGAATTAAAGATATCGCACTACAATTAGACTTAGCAAAAAAGAGATCAAGAAACCTAAATATTAAGAGAGAGACTTCGTTAATTGAAGTACCTACTACAAGTATTGGAGAATCAATTATGACCTCAATTAAAAACAGAGATTTTGCTTCATTTAAAGAAGCTACCCCGATCACCATACATTCAGAATTCTATAACTTAAATAAAGATCTAATGGAATCATTAACTGAATCTATTAGTCATGAGAATGTGATCGAAGATGAAATTAAGAAACCTAACCCAACTCCTATAATTCAAATAGAAGACTAACTAAACTAAAAAAGCTCCATAAGGAGCTTTTTTTATGTGATTAGGTTAGGAATCTACAGAGTTGTAAATTCTCCTTTTATAAAATTGATATGTTGCGCTTTACCATCATGGTGGATGATTACGTGTGACTGGAGCCATCCACTAGGTCCGACATTATAGTTAACTCTTAATTTAGTTGAAGTCCCTACAGCTAACGCGCCGTCCTTTCTTCCAGGAGAATGGTAATGTCCAACTACAATTTTTGTATTTAATTTTCTAAATTGAAGCAGAGATCCGCGTGATCCGTTTGAACCTACATCTCCGTGTTGAGCAAGCTCCCAGCCATTTACGACAAGGCTATCACTTCGGCCTAATGTTTTGAAACTTGGAAATCTCTCGTTGATTAGGTACGGAATAACTCCATTTGGTGCAACTCCCCTAAGCAGTAGAGAACTGTATTCCATGTACTCAAGAGAGTTCTTTATGGTTGCAGCTTTTCTCCAGTCAGTGGTTTTTAACCAACGGTCTAGAAAATCGTCATGATTACTTCTAACGATAGCTACATTATAGTCTCTAAAATCCTCAAGCCCGACTAGCATTGCATCGACCTCTTTTCTCAATGAGTTAGACCCGTCCTGCTCTCTGTGATATTGAATGAATGGGTCGTTTATTTCATGATGATTAATTGAAAGTCCATCAAATACGTCATGTAGAATAACATTTTCAGGATGAAGTTTCTTAAATAGGTCTAGGGTTTTATTAATTACACGTTGATCGTGTTGACCATAGTGAAGATCGCCTAGGATCGCGGCAGCTACTGAAGTTACTTCAGAGATTTCGCTTGATTCAGTATCGTCATTGTATTCAACTCGATTGTATAGGTCAGTGAAATTACCATCGTCGGTTGCGGTTACTTGTCTAGCGAAGAATGTATTAGAGTCTTTTATTTCAACGACTACAAAACCAAGAGTATGGTGGAATTCTCCCTTCTTACCTGATTTAGAATCAGTATAGTTAGAAACGGTGCATGCTCCAGTAGTCATCATCATTTTTGGAAGATTTCCTTCAAGTACAGGAACTGTTTCTAAATGAACTTTCGGAGAGCCAAAGACACATGAGTTAATACCAGTCATTCCCTGAAGACCAGTCATTGGATCAACTGCGGTTGGCTGAATTTTAATATCTGACATGATCCACATGTGTTTGTGAACCTCATGTCTATTTGCATCTAAATATGTTTCAATTCGACTAGACCACGTTTCGTAATTTTTATCAGAGAAAACGGAGGTTGGGTTTTTATAGCGACCTGCGATTACGTGGATATCTGCATTAATGTGATCTGCGTACTTTTCGATATTGGATACAAAGTCTTCATGAACTGGCGTATCGTTTTGGGCCCAGGTGATAATGAAACGTTTCTTCTTTTTATTGAATTTTCGCTCTCGGGCTTTAATTAATTGCGGTGATTCTTGTATTGAACTTTCAGTTATTCCTAATTTGGCTAACCATTTCTGAACAGTTCTCTCGGACTTATTTAGAAATGAGCTTAATTCTTTCATTCTGGTGTCCCAACTTAAATCCTTATTCCAATAGAGATTAGATAGGTTGGAAACATCTTCTGGGGTTAATTCGTTAAACTTCATTGATGTATACAGTTTTTGTTAACTAATTATATTTAATACTTGGATAAAGTTTTACTTGAGAACTTCCAAAGTAGTGGAAGATTGCCTAATAAATAACCCTATGGAAAAGAGCGCTAAAAACGTAGATAACTACCGGAAGGGTAAAGAACCTTTAAAGAATGCTGTGATGCAGCATCCAACCGGGAACGAAGTATACGATTTTTTACAGAAAAAAGTGAATCGCGACTTTTGGGTTACACCGTTTAAGAAATGGCAGAAAATCCAAAAATATAATAATAAAGCGAATGACTATATGCAGGATCACGACTATCTTGGTCCGCTTGGCCGTGGAGATAATGACAGATAAAAATACTTTAAAAACTAATGTTTGGACTAGAAGACCTTACTGAACCACATACGGGTGAAGACAAAACAATCGCCTATTTCGTGCTATCTCTAATGCAGATCGCGGATCAGGCAAAAATAATTCACTGGCAAACTGGATACGATACTGAACACCGTCACTTTGGAGCTTTCTACGAAGGTTTTATTGAGAGCATGGACACAATAGTTGAAGCGATTGCTGGTAAATACGGATCACAAAATCTTAAGTTCGGAGAAGCAGCTATTATGGTTTACGATTATGATATGGCTTACATGGAATTCTTTAAATTAGTAGATGAAGCATTACGTGGAACATTTGCAGAAATATTTGATAGAGAGGAAGATTCTGATCTGTATAATTTAATAGATGAGGTACTAGTCCTTAAAAACAAAACGCAATATTTGCTACAACAAAAGTAATATGTTTTTAAAAGTAAGAAAATTACAATCAATTGAGAATTTAATTCTTGAAACTGACCTGATTCAGATCGGCGATGAGGCTAACGATATTCTCAATAAAGTAAAGTCCGAAGATGATACGACTGGATCTGGGCCTACTGGCGATAATAACGAGGACCTAAATCGTCTTCTTGATATGCTATTTAATTTAGGAGAAGATGAGCTTACTGGAAAATTAGATGATCCGACTCTGTCAAAGATATTTTCGGATCCTAAAATGAAGCAAACTCTTGAGGAGTATTTTGCATATTTACAGGAAAGAATCAAAGTCTTTAGAGAAGAGTTAATGAAAGCTCTAAATGAGGTTCCGGTAAATGAAGCAAAAGTTGGTCAAATTACAGATAAAATTACAAAATTTGTTTGTAGAGTTAGAGTAATTGAGCTAATTTATCAAAACAAAGCCTCTAAAAAGAAAGCTGGTGACGAGCCTGATTTTAGTGAAGAAATTAATAAAAAGGTTTCTGAAATAAACGATGAACTCTATAATTTGTATTCACTAATGGTAATTATACCAGCAGAGAAAACTAAACAGTCTTATTCTAAATTTCAAGGAGCTCAAAATCAAGAAGAAAAAGAAGCTGCTGCACAGGAAGTATTTTCAAATTTAGAAGCAGCTGAAATCTTAGCAGCGGAAATGCCGGAGGAAGTTTCAGCCGGAATTGAAGATGCTACAGCAACGTACACTTCTCAAATATCATCAGAACTTGGAAATGACGTAACCTCTGACATTAAGGCTGGAGTTTACGTAAATAAGAACGTTGCCTCTTTAATTAGACGAATATTTGAATTTCAATACACAAATTGGACAAACGAGAATGATATTTTAGCGGAAGCGAATAAGCTTAGAACAAGCGTTAATGGATTTCCGGACGTATCGACTGAAGCAAAGGAATACCTATTGCGACTAATTGACCAGATTCAAGTAGCGTTAATTGAAAAGGCTAAGAATAAGCAATTCGATACCAAGAAATATAAAGGAATCCATTACGATTTTAATAAGAAACTACCGTTATACGAAAGAACTTCTCTTCCAGTAAATGGAAAACAAATAGCAGACGAAACTAAATTAATGAAATTTAGAAAAGCTGCTCAATCGTTAATGGAGTTGATATTCGGTGGAGAAAAAACCGGCGGAGTAACTGCACAAGCTTTTGAAAGAACTGGTAAATGGGCACATGCGATTTATGCAAAAACCCTAAACGGCGCAGCTAAAGTAATAGGAAAAGCGGTAAAAGGCCGAGAAGGAGAAATGAAAGCTGATGCGTTTAGTCGACTATTCATATTCGATACTTCTGTAGTAGACGAACCTAAGGCTAAACAGGTTAGCGAAGATGGAGTAGCTCCTGGAGTTTCTCCACAGGTACCTGGATCAATTGGCGGAATGGGAGCTATTACACCACCGACTGAAACATCATTTGGTTCTGGAGATAATTTCGGAATTCAGAAAAAAGGCAAAAAGAAAAAGTATGGCGTTGTATTAGGCTTCGCTGATTTTATAAAAGAACAAAATAACCTATAATAATGAATAAAATTGTTAAAACATTTGAAAATTTCCTAGAAGGACCAGAACACCATGAAATGATGCCGCATAGAGCGCCTCATCACGATATGGAACAACGAGTAGCTCACACAACTGATCATGATGATCATAGAGCTGAGAATTATATGTTCTTTGGAAATCTAGAGACAATTAAGAGACTTGTTGATATTTTATTGGAAATGGATCCATCAAAAGTGGATGCGGTTCTAACGAATGGACACGATTGGGCAGCAGATCATATAGCTACATCAAAGGACGATATCGAAGAAGTTGCAAATTTCTTAATCAATGAAATGGCAGAAGACTCTATTCGCGAGAACGACGAGTCGGAAGAAAACTCTATGGTTTGCGAAAACTGCGGAGTTGGGTATTCAGTTAACGAAGAACACCTTTGCGAAGAGGCTTAAATAATATTAAATTATGCAAATGCAAAACCATATTAAACCATTTAAAGCATTCAATGAATCAGTTGAAGAAGTAGATGGTGAATGGTACTATGGGATCGCTGATTGCAAGGGTCTTGAATCTTTTATGCCTGCTCCAAACGTAGAAGAACTAGGAGAGCTTGAAGACATGGGATTTACTGGAGGTCAAGCTAAATCGTTCAATCATACACTAAGTATGATGAGTATGAGATGCCACTTCAATCAACAAAGACACCCAGTAGTTTACATGGCAAAACTTGCAGCAGACGATGCAGAAATGGTTCAGGATCTATTGGATTCAGGGGATTATATTAATGCATTAGAGGTAGTAAAAGCAAATTCAATAGAAGTTAAATTAGCTAGAGGTCAAGGAGCAAATCTAGAGAAACGATGGAGAATGATTCCTAATCCGGATCTTGATCCAATGTCTGAAGGTTTAGAATACCATATCACAAATAATTTATCAGTATGCGAGTCTATTTATAGACCAGCCAGTGATGCTCACTTTAGCCTATTAGCTGAAGCCCGAAGTCGATTTGAGTCAGGCGAATTAGCACTGTCTGGAATAGATCAGATTCTGTTTGAAGAAACGGATTTAGGTTTATTTGGAGAATACGGTGGAGAACTAGTTCCATTAGATTTTCTATTTGAGGCAGAGTATCAAGGAAGATCGGTTGAACTTGGAAAACCTGCTCGAGGTGGAGCCAAGAAATACCACGTTTACGTAATGAATCCAAAAACAAAAAGGGTAAAGAAGATTTCATTTGGAGACGTTCACGGTGGACTAACTGCAAAGGTTAGTGATCCGAAAGCTAGAAAAAGTTTCGCGGCTAGGCACCAATGTCATCTAAAAAATGATAGACTTACTGCCGGTTATTGGGCATGTAGAATAAATCGATATGCTAACTTATGGGGAGGTAAAACTTACCCAGGATTTTGGTAAAATAAAATAGGTACAAATGAACGAAGGCAAGGTAACTGGAAAATCAGGTCCGTATTTTAAAGGACTGGCTAAGGATCAAAAGAATAAAAAGCTGAATCAAATGAATCGTCAATCAAAAATGAGCGATTCGGACGATAATGCATATAAACCAATGCCCGGAGACCTAGATAAATCAGGAAAATTTAAAGGCTCTAAAGTTAAAAGCTCATTTACCAAAAAGGTGAATCGTGAAATGGATGAGACTCTCGTCTATAAATTTTCCGAATGGGTAGAAATTAATGAGTCTAGCCCAGCAGACAAATCACTAAAGAAGAAAGCTGAAAAATATAAGATGCCATTTGGTATTCTTAAGCAAGTATTTAATAGAGGAATGGCTGCTTGGAAGACAGGTCACCGACCAGGTCAAAGTCAAGAAGCATGGGCCCATGCTAGAGTAAACTCTTTTGTTACAAAATCAAGTGGAACTTGGGGAAAGGCGGATAAGGACTTAGCTCAAAAGGTAAGAAAGAAATGATAAAGCCTTATGTTGATATTAATGAGGTTGGTACTGAACTTGTTAGAACCTTCTCACAAGACATAGATCCAATTGAGTTAAAATGGCATAGAGACGACGAAACTCGACATTTAATTTCAGAAAATGACACGGACTGGATGATTCAAATGGATAATGCACTGCCGACGTCGTTAAATAATATAGTAACGATTCCTAAACATGACTGGCACCGCCTTATTAAAGGAACCGAAGACTTAACCCTAAAAATTAAAAAAGAGAAAGTATGAAATTTTCAGTCGGAGACAAGGTGGTAATCAAGACGGACGTTGAGGAGATGCAAAACGGTCTGTTGGAATTAGTAGATGGCCTTGAAGCAGTAATCACCGAGATTTATCAAAACAGTTACGAACCAGATGTGGATCGTTTTGAAGTAGAATTAGTTAGACCAATTGAGTTTAACGGAGAAGAAATTGTGGTAGTCCCAGGACTTTACCAAGATAATATCGACCTTGTTAAGAAGGTTGATGAGTCTAAAAAACGTAATTTAGCTAAGAGTAAATTAGTTAATGAACGTCGAGTGTCTTCGTTTAAGGAGCTGGAATATAGATTAGCAGTAATTGCTAAATCCGAAGCAGTTTCAGAGAAGAAAAAATTAAAATTCGCTAAATAATGCAGAAACACGTAGCTCTATACGAAGAATACAAAAATCCATGGGCAGATGATGTATTGACCATGGAAGTGGAAAGATATGACGTTGACTTAACTAATTTTCCTAGACAGATTGAAAACAAGGCTGCTGGTATTTCTCCTGAAGATAAGGACCAGCTGAAAGATTTAGGTTTTGACTCAATGGCGGAAATAAACGACCATTCTCACGGAACATGCAAGATACTGTATAAAATCGATGCAGTTCACTCACGACATGGAATTGAGGATATTGATTTTGAACTTAAGGGCTTCTATCTTATGATAGAATATTCAATTTGGGACGAGGCTACCGATGAAGAAATTTGGCACGAGATTGAATTAGAAGACG